CCAATAGAAGGATTAGAAAGAGAAGAAACACCAGACGAAAAAGTAGAAATAGAAGATAAGAAGGAGATAGTATGACGAAAAAAGTACCTAGTATATGTGTATCATTACCTGCATATGATCAAATGCATGTAGATACTTGTTTATCATTAATAAAACTATTTGATAAATTTACACAAGCAAAAATAAAAACAACAATCAATACATTTAAATGTCCATACATTGGGTATGGTAGAAATATATTGACAGCATTGTTCTTACAATCAGGTTTTGATTATCAGTTATTTGTAGATGCAGATGTAGCATTCGAACCTGATATTGTAGGTAGAATGATAATAGCTGAGAAAGATTTTATTTGTTGTCCATACAGAAAAAAGACACAAGATAACTCTGTAAAGTATTCTGTAAATTTTGAAGATTATCAAAATATAAATATAGATAACAAAGGGATATGTGAAATCAAAAGAGGTCCTGCTGGTCTTACAATGATTCACAGAAAAATATATGAGCAATTGATGGCTAAACACCCTGAGTTACATATCAAAAATTACAGTGCCATATCACCAGACGCAGCTAAATATCTTTATAATTTTTGGGAAACAGAATTTAAAGACGGTATTTGGATAGGTGAAGATGTAAAATTTTGTGATCTAGCAAAGGAAGCTGGGTTTAAATTTCACGCTGTTGTTGATGGAGAAACAACTCACTATGGAACAATGGGTTACAAAGGAAAGTTAGTGGATACGTTTCAAAAATCAAATGGCAAAGCTGACTAAAATATTTGGTCCACCTGGAACAGGTAAGACCTACAGATTACTTCAAAGGGTACGAGCATATGTTCGAACTGGTACTCCATATCACCAGATTGGATATTTTGCTTTTACTAAAAAAGCCTCTGGGGTAGCGCGTGATAGGGTGGGAGTATCGGAAAAACAAGTCCCTTACTTCCAAACTATCCATGCGTTTTGTTTTCATCTTCTAAGCATGAATGAAGAACAAATTATGCAACCGTATAATTATGAAGAGATAGGAAAACTTTTAGGTATTCGTGTAAACTATTCTGATAAATATAATGAAGAGCAAACACATTATTTAACTTGCAACAATCCATACTTTCAAATGATAGGTAAGGCTATCAACTTAGATATAAACATAAGAGAACTATATAATAGAAATGAACACGATAGAAAAGTTATTGATTGGGGTCCACTAAAAAATATAGCTAGCACTTTACAAGAATATAAAAAAGTAAATGAGATAATGGATTTTAATGATTTAATTAAAACGTTAATAGAAAAACAAGATAAGATTCCAAAATTAAAAGCTATATTTATTGATGAAGCACAAGATCTATCTCCATTACAATGGAAGTTAGTGGATATATTAAAAACTAAAACTGAACATTTATACTTAGCTGGTGATGATGACCAGGCTATTTATGCGTGGGCTGGAGCTGATGTCAATAGATTCATTACAGAACCTGGTAGAGAGATCACCTTAAAATATTCAAGACGAATATCCAAAGCTGTACAACAACAATCAGAAATACCCATTAGTCGTATAGCAGGCATCAGGAAACATAAGAAATATTTACCAAGACCTGTAGAAGGATTAGCTCAACACATAAATAATTTAGGCCAGGTTAATTTAAAAGAAGGTAATTGGTTAATTTTGTCTAGGACTAAAAGTAATTTACTTACAATTATGGAAGAACTTAGACGTAAAAATTTATATTATCAAAGTAACAAAGGTAAAAGTTTTACAGTTGGAATTTATAATGCAGCAGTTGCATATACAAAATGGAAAACAGAAGAAGCATTAGAACCATCAGAAATAAATGACATAAGAGATTACATACCAAATGCAAAGTTTTGGAGTAAAGATAAAGAATGGTATGATGTATTTACTGCAGCTCCGCATAAAGAAGTTTTATACATTAGAAATATGTTAGCAGATGGAGAAAAATTAAGTGGTAAAGCTAGGATATTTGTATCTACAATTCATGCAGCAAAAGGTGGTGAAGAAGATAATGTAATTTTATCTTTACATCAAAGCAGTAAAGTTCAGAAAGGAATTAAACAAAGTATTGACAAACAAGATGAGGAGCATAGAGTGTGGTATGTGGGCATTTCTAGAGCAAGAAATAATCTATATAAATTAAAAGCTAAAAAAGTAATAAAGGAATATAAACTATGAGTGATGTATGGGATAAACAGCATGGCGGGAGTCACTATCAAAAGTATAAAATTCAACCCAGTAAGTTTGTCGTCGAAAATGAATTATTGTATCCAGAGGGCTGTGCAATAAAATATATTATAAGACATCGAGACAAAGGAAAGAAACAAGATCTATTAAAAGCAATACACTTTATAGAAATGATAATAGAGAGGGATTATGGAGAGAATAGGTCATAATAAAATATTAAATAGTCATGGAGAATGGTTAAAAAATAATGGTTATTACAAAGAAGCTGAGGAATGTTTTGAACAAGCAAAAAAATATACTGACCTACGTCAGTTAAATGGAAGGAAAAACTATGAAGCTACCAAGCTACATGCAAGCTCAAACAGAATGGGTGATGCATACAGAGTACCCAGATCTACGTGATCACGATGAGATTGCAATTGACTTGGAAACAAAAGACACGGAAT